CCTTTGAGTCTGTCCTCAAGCAGTTCCGTGACGGCAAGGAGTTCCTGAAGGTTTCCCTGCAGGTGGTGAAACAGAATGCTCCTGCTTGGCACTTCGTTGATTCGAGGGATATTGTGGTTCCCTTCGATTCTTCCGACGAGATAGACACCTTGCCTTGGATCGCTCACCGAATGTTCCTGACTCCAGCGGAGATCAGGACCAGAGGTATCCAAGGAATGTATGACTCCGAGGTTGCCCAGAAGGTGGCGAAGGAGTCCAAGACTTCAGAGATTGCCAGCCGGGACACTTCCTATGTGAACACATCTAGAACGGCACGAGAGGGCATCTCTTCCACTTCCTCTAGCGGTTCACACATTGAGGTTTACGAGATCTATTTCTACCATGATATCAATGGTGACGGGTTGGAAGAGAAGTGCGTGATGACTATCAGTGCCAAGGGCAATGAAGTCTTGCGTCTGATCGAATACCCCTACGAGCATGGTGAGTGGCCCTTTACTCGTTTCGCTTACGAGATTACTGAGCCTCGCTGGTATGCCCCTCGTGGGATTCCTGAACTACTGCATGACCTCAATGCAGAGATCAATGCCCAGCACAATGCCAAGCTCGACCGCATGACGATTCAAAATGCTCTGACCTTCAAGGTTAGAGAAGGTTCGGTTCGCAATCCTTCTCAGTTGCGTTTCCGTCCGGGTGGATACATTCCTGTCAGGCGTATGGACGATGTGCAGCCCATTACGCATCAGGTCATGGATTATTCATTCGAGGCTGAAGAGAGGACTCTCAAGGCTTACGCCGAGGAGTATGTCGGCATTCAGGATTTCGGAATCTCAAATGTGAACCAGAAGGTGGAGAGGAGGACTGCGGCGGAGGTTCAGGAGATTTCTCGCATGAGTCAGATGCAGGGAGCCTTGGACATCCAGATCTTCCAAGAGTCTATGAGGAGGCTGCATCGTCAGACCTTGTTCCTCTGGGGTCAGTATGGGGATATGTCAGTCATGGTGAACATTGACGGTCGTGAGCCTGTCATGTTCAACCGCTGGGATCTCTACTCTGACTTCGACCTGATTCCAACGGGTCGATTGGACAACATGGATTCGAGGGCACGGTCCCAGAAGGCACTGGCAGATATGCAGGTGGCTTCTTCTCCGAACTTCTCTCCCTTTATCAACTCCTATGAACTGGTCCGTGACTACTTCGAGAACAGTGACTACCGTTCTTCGAGGAGGTTGTTACGGGCACCGGGAGTCATGGAGGAAGACGCTGCCAGTGAGCAACTGACAGAGATCCAGTTCATGCAGACGATGAAGCAGGTTTCTCCGGTGGACCAGGGTGACGCACACCAGATTCACATGGAAGTCTTGCAGCAAGCGATTCAGGCGAACATGGAAGATCAGGAGTTGGTCTTACTCTTGACGGGCCACATAGGTCTGCATATGTCCATGCTTGGAGACAACTCAGTGGTGGAACAGTTGCAGCAGCAGGGGGCAGAGGTTCAGCAGCAGGGGACAAGGATCTACATGACCTTCCCCGAGCAGGGTCCGATGGCTCAAGGGGCACCCCAAGAAGGGCCACCGCAAGAAGGGCCACCACAAGAGGCACCGCCACAAGAAGAACCGCAGCCTGAAGGGGAGGTAATGGCATGAGAATAGAGCAGGTGATTGAGGAGCATGGTCTTCAAAGCAAGGAGTTTCGGGGGTACTGGAGTGCCTTGGATGGGGATGGAACTCCTCAAACCTTAATGGGCCAAAAGAGGGCAGAGGAGCAGAGAAGGCTGGAAGCCCTTATCAGGGACCAGAGTTTGGCTTTTTTAATGGCAGTCCTTCAGCCTCTTCGGGAGCAATATCTTTCATCTGCTCTGACAGCCAGCGACCCCAAGGACATCTACGAAGCCCGTGGAGCGTATATGGCCTTTGAGGATATTGAGAACTACCTCTTGAATGTGTGTGCAGATCAGGATTAGTATTGACAGGTACCCGTCTTTGGGTGTAACAAAAACCTAGATACCCTGAAGGGGGTTACTTGGACGATACGAACACGGGCGTAGGTGGTGTCCCCGTCACCAACTCGGGCGTAACTGGCTCCCAGGATTCCAGTAGTGTTCCCCCGAACACAGTAGAGGCACAAACTCCTGCGAAGCAATTTGGTCAAGATGCACCAGCCTCGGACGCATCGCCGGGAACAGGGGATCGAAGGATTCCTTATGACCGTTTCAAAGAAGTTTACGACAAAATGAAAGGGTACGAGGCTCAGATACAGAGCCAACCAGGGATTCCAGTACAGCAACCAGCGGGTGCGGTGCCTGACGCAATCGACGATGAGATCAGTCGGTGGACAAAGATAGCAGAGGATAGTTTCGACGATCCTCGAAAGTCTGTTGAAGCTGCTGATAACATTGCGAAGTTGCGGGCAACGCAGATCTCAAGCCAAACGATACAGGGACTCATGCAAGAGCAAGCGAGGGCATCGGCTGTTCAACAGTTTGATGTGCAGAGGCAGCAAGCATGGGACCAAGCAAGGTCTGATTACCCAGAACTCAACAATCCTAAGTCGGATTTTTTCAAGGAAGCTGAGGCAGAATACCTCAGTGATCCGGGTCTTCAGGAACTCCCGACTGGAATGTTGAGGGCAGCAGAATCGACCTTTGCGAGATTGTCTCGTTTGGGTGGTGCCCCTTCTAGTAGCCAGCGTTTGGAAGGTGGGGTTCGCCCTGCCCCTCAGACGACACCACAGGCTGAAGAGGCGGCAGATCGGGCGGGCATTCAACCGGGCGATCCAAATTCGTTGTTGCAGTACTTGGAGAAACATCAACCCTGGAAAGACTCTCGTTAGAGCCAGTGCCCATAAAAGGACATAACAATGGCTATTATTGGTGGTGCTGAACATACCGCTGATCATCTGACAACGACTATCAGAGAAGATCTCTCTGATGTCATCACGATGATCTCGCCGTATGACACACCGTTTTTCTCCATGCTGCAGTCTGTTGCAGCGACTTCGACAAAACATGAGTGGATCAGGGATAGTCTCACTACGGTTGATGCCGGGGGTGCCCTTGAGGGTGACCAGTTTTCTGGTGCTACGCTGGCTGATCCGACTCGTGCAAACAACCACACGCAGATTCTTCGCAAGGACTTTGCTGTCACGGGCACGAACGAGGCTGTCACCCATGCGGGTATGGCTTCTCAGTTCTCGTACCAGATGATGAAGGCTTTGCGTGAGTTGGCTCGCAACACTGAACAAGCGTTGCTGTGCCAGAAGGATGCTGGTACTCCTGCTGGTTCGACCACTGCTGCTCGCACCATGAACGGTCTCTACCACGAGATCTTGGACGCTGATGTGGCGGTGGCAGCGGATAACTTTCTCTTCGATGTGTCTGCAACAACAGATGGTACGGGTGCCCCCGGAACCGCTACGGCACTTGCACTTACGGAAGCCAAATTCAACACTCTGCTGCAGAGAATGTGGACGGCGGGTGTTGCACCTGACACGATCCTTGCTTCTCCGGCAGCGAAGAAGGACATCACGGCATACGCTGGTTCTTCGATTGCTCGTTTCAATGTTGGCAAGAACGATCTCGTTTCAAATGTCATGCGGTACGAAAGCGATTTCGGCACTGTTGATGTTATTCTTGAGCGTTTTGGCCCAACGGGTCACGCAACTACCGCTAACGGTGCCACGGGTCTAATCGTTGGTGCTGCTGGCTCGAAGACTGCTTTCGCTTTAGAGCGTCAGCATCTTCGCAAGGCGACCCTGCGTCCAACTGTTGCCGAGCGTCTGCCGAAGAGTGGTGACTCCGAGCGTGGCATGGTTCTCCATGAACTGACTCTTGAGGTTGCTGCTGTCGGTGCTGCTGGTGCTTGGATGAACATCAAGGATGACTAGCAAGTCTACGAATGGTAGGGGGGTCGCCAAGGTTGCGGCCCCCCGTCCAGTCCCTACTGGTTATGTCAAAGGTCAGTCTGAAGAGAGAGTTCTTCGGGCTGTCATGGATACTTGGTTCAAGAAGTACCCTCACGAGGTAAAGCAATTTCTCAAGGAAGTTGATATTCTTCGTCAGACGAAACACCAGCCAAATGGTATGAGCATAAATGGCGACCTGATGATGGCCGCTTTAATCCCCACCCGTCCTTGGATACTCGTGAACGCATTGCTTCCCGAGTTCTGGAACACTGGTGGTTCAAAGAAATTCATTCGGATGTTTTCCAGGTTCGACCTGAAAGACCCGAAGTAAGGGGTAAACGATGGCAATCACAGCGACTTGGCACTCTCGGACTGGGGCAACTGCAGGGACACTTGGCAGTTCGATTTCGAGTGTTGTTTACGGTGGATCAGATGACGGTGCTGCAACTGCAGCAGCAGATCCCATCACCGCAGGTGCTAACAGTATTCGTCGTTACTTCATTTGCCGCTTCACTGAAACAGCCGGAGTGGATACGACGATCTCTAGCGTAGTAATTGATAGATCCGACAGTAATGGTTCCGGCACTAACCTTGATGGCCAAGCAGGTGGAGGCACAACTGTAGATGCTCAAGCAGGTTTGGCTTACGCAGAGAACTCCGTGACTGCCTTGACTTCTATCACAGCGTTGGGAGTAACTGGTGGCGGGACGAGCATTACTCCTACGGCACCATCTGGAGTCATCAACAGTGGGGCTACTGCTTCTAGGGATAGTCAAGAGTTTGCCGTTCAGGTAGACACCCATGCAGATGCCACCGCAGGAGTTGCGTTCACTTTGCGGTGTTCTTTTAATATCACAGCCTGATGTTCACTTGGCAGGGGATCACAACCTCTGGCGAGAAGGTTGATTCGGACGGCAAGGGGCAATCCTTTGCCCGAGAGTTCCCTCTTCGCTCGTTGGTCATCAAGGGGCCGGGTGTTGAAATCCCCTTCATGGTCGAGATCCCAATTGAAGCCAGTCCCGTGATCTTTGAGCGTCACTCGATTGTTGTCAGCACCGACCCAAGCGACACGGAGACCAAGGGTCCAACTCGTTACTTCTTCGGGTGGGAGAAGGGTGACAAGCGTCATGTGTGGGAGTTCGGCGGGGACAAGATCGTACTTCACGAGGAGTAGCTGGGTGGTGACATGGCGTTCAGAACACTGTCCTTCGATACGAGAGCGGCGATACCGACAGACGGTTTCGACTTAAGCCTTACCGGGATACACACCTCGCTCAGGGAGGGGGTGGACCTGGAAGGCTGGCCTCCCCCATCCCATTTTGTTTGGAGGGCCGATTGCTAAAACCGTTTTCCGCCTCCACCCCGAAGCCCGTGGTCCCGGCAACCTTCCCGTCTGATCTGGATGTGAAGGACGGGATAATCGACGGCACCTACACTCTTGCCTATCAAGACTCTGACGATAACTGGTATTCGATCACGGAATCCTATGATCGCTTCGATGATACTGAAGCGGGGTATATTAGTTTTCGTTGGCTCGACACGACCATCGTTGCTGAAATACTGCTGACTTCTAGAGCAGTTGTAAAGGCCAGCGGAGTGCCTGAGTTGGCGAGGGAGAGCGAGGTTCATGGTCCTGGAACCTACGGATCAGGGGGTGTTGCCGAGGGTCTGAATAACGGCTTCACCCTGAGGACGGCCTAATGACATTTTCCGTTGGCGACCGCATTGTTGCCGCAGACAGAGCCGTAATCTCTGGCGTTTCCAATGGCACTGGCTACACGCTAGGGGCATCCGAAAATGTTATCATCCTGTGTCACGCAGCGGCGGATGGAACTAATCGCTTCGACCCAGGCGACCCAGTTAGTATCTACTACAGAGAAACAACTGGGACGGCTGGTTCCTTTGCCCTGCTCCCAACCTCTAGCAGTGGGTTAGGTGGTGCTGTGGTCACTCCATACACCTTCGCCAGCACCACCGCCTTCCCACACTCTCTCGGCAATAACAACCAAGTCACAAATGGGGAGCGGCACTGCGGCTCCACTGCCGGGAAGTCATTCGTTGCGATTATGAAGGAATATGCTGGGAGCAACTCTCTCAACTTCAGCAGCAGTAGCCGTGACGATTTTACGGAAATGCAGGTGGCTATCAACTTCAGCGGGTGTGCGGCGGGAACCAGTTGGGGGTTCCAGACCAGATGGACGGAGAAGAGCGGTACAGTTGTCAGCCTGGACTGTGTTTCAGAAGTAACAATCCCTTCCTCGACCACCACCACCGCAGGAACCCCCGTCACTGCCACTGGCTCCTATGCAGTAACCTCCACTGGAAGCCCGACGACTGCCACGAGTGACTATGCGGTGACTGCTACAGGAACATCAGTTGCGTTATTGAGTTCCTATGATGTCGAAGTAACAACAAGTGGCTCGGTGTCTGCCACGGGTGATTACGCAGTTACTTCTGCAGGGACAGCCGTACCCGCAACGGGTGCTTATGCGATCTTGCTTACGGGGTCTCTGGCAACCGCAACAGGCTCTTACGCAGTCACTTCTGCGGGAACAGCCACAACTGCTACGGGTGCTTATGCAGTTACTTCAACAGGAACAGTAGCGACCTCCACAGGTTCCTACGCCGTTACTTCGACAGGAACGGTGACAACAGCAACCGGGTCTTACGCTGTTACCTCGACAGGAACATCAGTTGCGTTATTGAGTTCCTACGATGTCGAAGCAACAACAAGTGGCACCGTGTCCACGGCCACAGGTTCCTATGCCGTCACCTCTACAGGAACATCAGTTGCCGTATTAAGTTCCTACGATGTGTCGTCAACAACCAGCGGCCTTCCGGCAGCCGCCACGGGTGACTATGCGGTGACATCGGTCGGGCCAGTGACAGCCTCGACAGGTGCTTATGCAGTCACTTCAACGGCTGTTGCCGTTGCTGTATCAAGTTCCTACGATGTTTCTTCGACAACTGCTGGTTCTGCAACAGCAACAGGTTTTTATGCAGTTGTTTCCGCAGGAACTGCGGTTCCAGCCACAGGTTCTTATGCTGTTGCCTATGCTCCCACTGGTGTAGCAGTTTCGAGTGAGTATGCAGTTGTTGCGGTAGGGACAGAATCTACAGCAACTAGCACTTACGCCGTTACTTCTCCGGCAACGGCTGTTGCTGTATTAAGTTCCTACGATATCTTTTCGACAACCAGCGGTTCTGTAACGGCAACAGGTTTTTATGCAGTTGCAGCAACCGGGTTGCCAGTAGCCGCTGCTGGATCATACGCTGTTGTGTCCGCAGTTATTCCCGTAACCGCAACAGGGAACTATGCCGTTACAGGTGTCGGCAATGTATCCACGGCTACAAGCACTTACGCAGTCATGGCGACAGGGGATATTGCAACTGCTGTAAGTGACTATGCAGTTGTCTCTACTGGACCCGCAGTTATAGCAACGGGTAGTTACGATGTCGCTTCAACAACCGCTGGCTCGCTCACTGCTACAGGTTCATACGCTGTTGTGTCTGCAGGTACAGTCGTTGCGGTATTAAGTTCCTACGATGTCGCTTCAACAACCGCTGGCCTTCCGGCAACATCCATAGGCTCTTATGCAGTTATTATAGAAGGAACAGAGTCCCGAGTTAATTGCTCTTATGATGTGTCTAACATTTCCTCTGGTGCTGCTTCGGCAGGGGGATCATACGCCGTTATAAGTACGGCCATAGCAGTTGCGACCACGGGTGCTTATAGGGTTTTGACAACAGGAAGAACTGCTGCGGCCACCGGGTCTTATGTGGTGGATGCGGCTGGAACCGCCACGGCTACGGGGTTTTATGCGGTCATATCTACGGGGTCTCCAGTTCCCGCAACGGGTTCCTACGCATTCATTGAAAGTGGAACTGCCGCTACAGCCACAGGCTCCTACGCAGTATCGGCCAGTGGGATAGCGTCCACTGCACCAGGAGATTATTCTGTAGGCACATCTGGAGAGGCTTCCGCCACAGGCTTGTATGCAGTAGTAGTGGAGGGGACTCCGTTAAGTGCTACTGGTTCTTACGGGATACAAACAGGCAATGAAGTGTCTATTGCTGGGGAATACGGGTTCAACCTTGCGGGCAATACAGTAACGGTTACTGGTTCCTATGAGGTAACAGGAGTTAATTTTGCGGCTACTCCGGTTGAAGTGTTTAGCGAGTATGCCGTTATGAACTGCTGCCATTTAGGGATTAAAGCATTCAGGCAGCTTTCAACCTTCCGACAAAGGACAAAATAGCATGAAGACATTTGGAGACATAGCCGGAGAGGTTCTGCGTTTCGCCAACCGGACAGACTTGGATAAGGAAACTGTCGTCAAGGAAGCCATAAACAGGAGATACAAGGAGATCCTGCAGTTCTACAACTGGCCTGAGTTGCTTCAGGAGACTACCGTAACTGCTACCACTGAGACAGTGGGCCTTCCTCAGAGCGTTGCTAAGATCATCAAGGTCTATGACAGGACCAACAATCGAGTAGTCATGCCACTGCCTGACCAGGATCTTACCGAGAGGTATATCAAGGATATTGGGAGTGCTGGTAACCCTCAGTATTACTCTCGTCTGGGCAATCGAGGTGTCTTCAAGCAACCTTTAACGGCATCTAGTCTCAAGGCTATATCTGATGCTGGCTCCGAATCTGGTACTTACCGAGTACGAGGCTACGATTCTAATGGTCTTCTAGTAGAGTCTGAGAAGCCTATTGGTGTATCTTTGGATCATTCCTTTAGCACGGTCCTTCATTTCAGTAAAAGCACCCCCACTTCAGGTGTGATTTCTTTGACGAATGACCTTGGCACTGATACTTACGCCCGCCTGTCAAGGGATGAGAAGGTAGCCCGATACGCTGTTATCAGGCTTCACCCGGTCCCTACCTCTGTCTCCTTGCACATTACGCACTCTACGAGGATCAGCGACTTGGACGACGACGAGGACGATCTGCTCCTCGACTGTGAGCATATCTTGGTGATTGGTGCTTTCAGTGACCTGCTCAGGAATCTTCGTCAGTTTGCTCAAGCAGAAGCAGAGGAGTTGCGGTATCAGACTCTCCTTGAGGGGTTCCTTAGAGATAGGCTAGGATCTGATAGCACTTGGGCCTTCATGCCTGACATGAACAAGCGGACTGAGAGAGTTTAATGCCAGTAGATCCCAGAGTTTTCCAGCGTAGATCTCAACTGCTCGATTCTCCAATCGGGACATTCGAGATCGACAGCCTATCTGGTGGTATGAATACGAAGGTTCACCCGACGAGGATTGGCCCTAATGAGGCAGCTCTGATCCAGAACTTCCTTATCAAGCAGGGAGCCTTTGCGGAGAAGAGGTCCGGTTCCGTAGACAAGTCAGGGACTGAAGTAACTGATCCGTTATCTGGTACTGTGGATAGGCCAACTGGCAAGACCTATGCTATGGGTCATTACTACCCCACATCTGGATCTGTAGGTAACAGGCTATTGATGAATGTGGGCGAGGAGTTCCTTGCTTGGGACGGCAGTGGAGCCGTAGCAAGTAATTGGAATCAGTTAACTAAACCAGGCACCTTCACTTTTCCTACAACACGGGGAAAGATGCGTATGGTGCAGGTGTTTGATTTCAATGAAGCCGCCAAAGATCAGTTATACATAATGGAAGAAGGTAACAGCCAGATTCTTAAATGGTCTGGTGGAACGCTTGCCGAAGTCACGGGGTCGGAAGGTCTTGATCCTGCTGCTGGCAGGGACGCAGTGTTCTGGCTATCTCGTTTGTGGGTAGCAGGTGGAGGTGAAGAGGAGAACGGTTACATCTATTTCTCTCAAATAGGTGAGCCTAATCGTATCAACAAATCCGCTGGTTACTTGGTGAACCCGTCCGACGAGACCATGCGGATGGTCCCATTCATGCAGAATGGCCTCTTGATTTTCCAAAGGGATTCAATCTGGATTCTGGATATAGATCAGCCTAACTTCGGAGACCTGACCTTTGATGCTACTAGCATCTTCCCGATCAACACAGACATTGGAACTGTTGCCCCTGACTCCGTGGTACAGGCAGGGCATGACTTCTTCTTTCTTAGCCGACATGGGGTCCACAGGTTGGCGAAGACGGAAAGGGACCGTCCTCTTGGAGTGACGATCCCGATCTCAGATAAGATCAAGGGGACGATAGATCGGATTAACTGGACCTATGCCTATGATTGCGTGGGCACGGTCTGGGACAATCTGTATATGCTGGCTGTCCCTCTGGATGGTGCTACGACTAACTCCCATATCTTGGTTTACGATATGGTGGAAGACGCTTGGAGCATCTTCCACGGCTGGACTCCCTCCGCCTTCCTTCCTACTAGGTTCACACAAGAGGACGCACTGTACTATGGGGATCTCTCAACTGGGAAGTTGTATGAGGCTTTAGAGCCGGGTTCCGATACTGATTCAGGAACCAACATTGAGTCCATCATAGAGACTGCCCGGTTCAGTTTCGGTGGGACAACCTTCCGTAAGCATTTCCAATACCTGGACCTCTATGCCTTTGGAGGCACGGG